AGGAAGCTGCACTAAAAAGCAAAGCCAACCAAGAAGAATTCGCGGCACTAAAAAAATACCAAGACGAACTGTTTAACATTGAAAGAAGTTTCATCAGAAAGTTACGCAATGAAAAAATAGACGCTGTATTAGAGGCCGCAAAAATAGAAGGCGAAAAGCAAGATGAGTTGCTCCAACGCATTAAGCGAAACAACAAAGAAGGTTTAGATGATTTTGACAGGCGTTTAAAGGCTTCAGGCGATAGACGCAAAGCAAGGAGCCAAGCTTTAACGCTTACAGGCCAGAGCAGCCCGGTTGGTGGTGCGGAAAACATCCTAGGCAGTCCCGCAGCTAAAAAAGCCGCAGCTCAAGCTAAAAAAAGAAAAGACATGCAAAGCAACGCCATTATTGGCGGTGCATTTCCCTTATTATTTGGTCAAGGAATTGGAGCTGCCGCAGGTGGTGCTGCTGGTGGCGCGTTAGGCGGAGCTTTAGGGGGGCAATTTGGTTTCGGTCTTTCCCTTGTTGGTACGGCACTAGGTAGTGCTTTTGATACTTTAGTAGCTAAGGCAGCGTCAATAGGTAATTTGATAGGAATAGCAGCATCTAACATGGATGCTCTACGTGATTCAGGTATTAGTGTTACCGCTGAGTTAGACGCCCAGGTACGCGCTTTAAACCGCTACAACGATGCTGAGGGCGCACAAAGAAGAATAAACGAAACGCTATTTACACAGACCGGTGATATAGATGGACAAGCAGTTAAACTAGCCGCTGGCTCGACTAACGAGTTACAGAAGGCTTGGCAAGGTGTTTCAGCGGCAGCGGCAGCTGCATTTAGCATTATTGCTGCACCGTTTATTCAAGCAGTAACAGCTCTTTTGCGCGGTGTTCAAGCTATTCTCTTTGCGTTTAATGCCATAGTAACAGCCGTCACCGCCATAGTTCGGTTGATACCGGGGCTAAAGGAACTTGGTGATTTTCTTTTTCAACAGAGTATTAAAGGCACAGCGGAATACGAAAAAAGGCGAAGTGCTTTAGTAAAAGAATCTGAAGCACTGTTTCGGACACTAAAAGAGCAGGAAAAATATAATAGTGCTTTAGAAAAATCTAATAAGTTTAGGTCCAATGACTTAAAAGTAACGAAGCAACTTATTGATCTTGAGGCACAAAAAAGAGCGTCTGTTGAGGCTGTGCTGAACAAGCAAGAAGAACTAGGCGGTGGAAGAACCCCAGAAGAAACAGCACGCATCGAACAGCAAATTAGCCTAGTGAGATCTATAGAAATTGAAAAACAAAGAAAGACACGGCTACAAATCGAAAACAGTATTTTAACTGCACAAGAAGCTAATGTAAAGAAAATTAACGAATTAAACGCAAGCACCGCCAAAACATACCGCGATATGCGTATTCAGTTTGAACGTCAAGTTGAAGACGCTCAAATTAAATCAGTTAGAGCAGTACAAGATATTCAGTTAAAAGGTGCTAGAGCATTACTTAGCTTTAGAGAACAAGAGCTTAGGCTTGTACAAAGCGGAAGAAGCGCACAACTTGAAAGATCTGCAGCTTTAGGGCAGCTGCAAACTGGCCTAGACCCCACTTCGGGCGACGGTCTCGCCGCTGAAGTTACACTAGCAGTAGAAAGATACAAAAACGGAATCAGGGAAGCCGATGAAAATAAAAAGCTAACAGAAGAAAAAATTCAGTTAGAAACTTTTGAAGCCCAATTAAAGCTGGAACGGTTTAAGCAAGACAGTGCGCGTAGTATTGCCAGACTGAACGAAGACAGCACACGTAAAATTGCTGACATAAATGACCGCTTGGCAAAACAGCGCGAGGAGTCTTTTAAATTTGGGTACGATTATACTTTAAAGCGTTTAATCGCAGAAAAGAAAAGTGAAGAAGGCGGTTTACTTTCACAGATAGCGGGGCAGGAAGCACTGATAAGCGGGCCTTTTGCTAACCTGTTTCCAGAGCTTCAAAAACAAGCCAAAGCTGCTATAGCCCAAATAACTGCTGAAGTTACGGAAGTAAGAAATAACATAGGTTATCTTCAGCAGCTCCAGGGTAAAATACCCGCTACCCCGCAGGTACAAGGACTTGGGTCGTTACCAAGTTTGACCGATACAAGCGGCGCTACTTCAGAAGCCGAGTCCGAGCTTATACGGGTGATAGAAGCAGGTAAGACTCGAATTACTCAACTACGGGAACAAAACTTCCTAGAAGAAAATAGTAACAAACTTATTCAAGACTCGCTAGATATAATAAACCCTAATTTAATAACGCAAAATGGAATAACCGCAAGCTTGGAGGCCCAGTTCGCAAAAAAAGTAGCTATAAATGCTTTGATACGCGACGGTATAAACCCCGCTGTAGCTGAGGAACTGGTAAACATAGATGCAGTTAGTAAGGCTCTTACATCTACTGTAGACACTCTTTTAGTAGAGCTTACAGAACTAAATGAGCTTGCAAATAATCCTAAAATTCAAGAATTAATAGATAAATTACTTGCGCTAAAAGATAACCAATTGGGCGTTGTAGCCAAGCAAAAAGGACTTGTAGAAGATACTGCAGCAGAAGATGCTGCAGCCAAAAAACGAAATGAACAGGCTGCTGAACTTGACGCTCTGTATAAAGGCATCGGAAACACGATCCAGACGGGAATAGTTGACGCTATTGCGACAGGTATTGAAGGTTTAATAACAGGCACCAAGGACCTTGGCGAATCTCTTCAAGAAATTGCGTCTGGTGTTCTTGCCGATGTAGGTAAGCAGCTGCTGAGTTTTGGCGTGAAAACGGGCCTGCAAGCTTTGACAGGCGGCACAGGTTTTGAATCATTGTTTAGAGCAGAAGGCGGCCCAGTCAGCGCAAACAGGCCCTACATCGTGGGCGAGCGCGGGCCGGAACTTCTAATTCCACAAACTTCAGGTACGGTGCTTAGTAATGAGGACAGCAGAGCTGCCTTAGCAAAATACAGCCCAGGAAATAACCTTTTAAGCGAAGCAGGCGACAGCACTGGAACAGTCGCAGGAAGGAATGAAACTTTAAACCCAGTCATAAATATTTCCACCGGCCCGACCCTGCAGTTTGAGGGTGAAGGTTATGTTAAGCAAGAAGACTTCAAGGCAGGTCTTGCCCGTGCCGCCCAAGAGGGTGCAAAACAAGGTCAAACACTTACTTTGCGAAAGCTTATGATGTCTCCTACAGCCCGCAGTAAGATCGGAATCTAATGGAACTAAACATTGGAGTATTGGTAACCCTTAGCCAAGATGGCCAGCCAGTGATGCGGATGCAGAATTACCGTGTATCCAATAGCGTAAATTTTAATGGTGAGACTTTTACATTTGCTCCGTTTTCGTTTTCAGGCGCCGTAACAAGTTTGCAAGGTGATAATGTTGAAGCGGGCCTAGTTTTTCCTTCAAACATCGTTACACGTAGCTGGGCACAGGACGCGATTCTTTTACGGTGGACAGCAAGAGCAAACATTGTGCTTTTGAACGACGATTTCACGATAAAAAGCCAGCTCTACTCATACGCAGGTCAAGTAGGGAATGGAGGCTGGAACGAAGCAACATTAGAGCTGCAGCTTAACAGTGTGATCAACGCTGTGAGTGGTAATATTCCCGGTCGGGTACTGAACAGACAGCTAGTTGGCAAGATTCCTATCACCTCTTCAATCAATGTGTAGCCAACTAATTGGGAAGGAGTACAGCTATGGAGAAAACGGCGACAAGGTAGACTGCATCTCTTTAGTTTTTCAAGCCTTAGACGCCATGGGCATTGAAAACCCAGGTGTACAGGATGTCTGGTATACAATGTCTACACGTGAAATATTTAGTCAGATCTCTACCTACGGCTATTGGGTAGAAAAGCCGGTCTATGATGGCGACATAGTATTACTCGCCAGCAATCCACTGGCTTTTGGCGTTGTATGGAAAGCGGGAATCCTTTACATCAATCGAACGATAATGAGGGTGGACTGGAAGCCAATAAGCTACCTTTCGATCCGCCGCTGCTTCCGTATGAAAGAGAGCTTGTAGATTTTCTAGGTTGCACTAAAGAAGAATATAAAAAATTAATAAAATACAACAATATGCAGCCCCGCGTAAGGGCTGCAGCGTACGAAAACGTACCAGATATTGTCAATGAGGCTGTATCGCTTACAGCAATTGTAATTAATCTTGTTATTGGCGTTGCGCTTACAGCAGCTTCTGTGCTACTTGCCCCGAAGCCAAGCATACCAGACCAAGAAAAGCGAAGGCAAATTCGCCAGCAGCAACTGCCAGACCAGATCGGCCCAAGCCGCTTTAACCAAACGAGCAGCTTTAGCGGTTTTTCTGCTCTCGTGCAATATGGAGCACCTGTTCCAATTCCTTTCGGGAAAATAGGCACAGCAATTGGGGAAGGAGTTGACGAAACAGTAACGACAGGAGGAATCGTATTACCTGGAACGTTGGTATGGTCAAGGGCTTTTTCAGAAGGCACCTTCCAACGCATCAAACTTCTTTACACCTTTGGGGAGTATTTAGAAGGCGTGCCCACATTAAGGAGCACATGGCTTGGTACGACATCACTAAGCAGCCTGGGTAATTTTGACTTCGCCTATTATTGGAGTTCTAAGCAAGGACCAAATAGGATTAAGGGCGGAGATTTTTTATACGGTAAAAGAGGTGTACCCGGTTCAGCCGACCCAGACACCAGAGACGAAATCTTTACTGCTCCGGGTGAAATAGAATTTGACAACGCTTTTTGCCAGGTGTACAACCCAAATAGCAAGGCGCGGTTTGGCCACTACAACCCAATAAGGAACGGCACAGCACACCGCTTAAATTGGGAAGTAGTTAGCATTCCTTTCTCCACGGGTGAGGGCTCATCGACCGGTGACAGAAATGATGCAATACGAAGAGCTAGGGCAAAACGAGTAAAAATCAGCGGTATAAATGCGGCTCAACTTGCAAGCGACGGCTTTAATGACGCTGCTGGTCAGCCAGGGGTAGGCAGAGGCTATGGAACGCAGATGGGCTTAATCTCAATACAAAGAGGAGGCGCTGAACAGGTATTTTCAAACAAAGTACCAACTGCTGACATTGAACTAGGTGACATAGTTACATTCAGGCTTAGTAGCACTGACCCACTTGATCTAGACACAAGCGACCCAAGTTATGACACTAGGGATATTGAAGGAAACACCATAATTAATGGAGACCCCCAAGACTACGGAATAAGTTATACAGATGTAAAATCTGCTGTTGACGATTTACGGATACAGGCAGATGAAGCAATGGTATTAGGTTCCCGGTGGATTATCGGTAACGTAGGCTTTATTGTTGTATCAAGAACGACAGGTATATGGAATCAAGGTAGAACCATAGACGTAAAACTGGAGTGCAACAACACGTTAGGTGCAAAAAATATAGGCTTTGCTGGAACGAGGGCAACACAAGATTTGCTCGCTGGTTACGAAGGCCCATGGCCTGAGTTTCTACGCGGTCCAAGGCCATCAAATGTAAGTGAAGACGGGTTTAACACTAGCAAACACTGCGGCGCAGCTTTCTGGAACATTTGTAAATACGATGTTGCGTCTGTGCGGATGATCAGGGCTGCAGACACAATTGAGGTGGGGATCAAAAGTATCGTATTTAACCAAGCTAATGGACTGTGTAATTTCAACGGCTTGCTAACACCAAAAGAAACTTGGAAAAGAGACAAAGACGATATTCAATTAAGTACGCCCGCTTTATCCCGGTATTTTCAAAGAACGTCTTGCTTTAGTATTTGGATACGAGAGATACCCGAATACGAGCCAATTGACGGTGACGAAGGTGTAAGTTCCAAGCCGTGGTCAAGGATACCACAAGTTTTTTGCGTCAGCGGTAACACGCCCCAACCTTTATTTAACTACATTAGATTGCGGCCAAATGGTTCACAAGGCCCAAATAAAAGATACGAGTTTAGGTTTACACCTAGAACAGGCTCAGACGTAGTTCAAAATGGAACAGAAAATGCAACATATTTTAGACTTAACGCCCAAAGCGGTGAGGTTATTGGCGAAGACTTTCAGACCACTTACGGAACAGTGAGGGTCACATTTACCGGTGACAGGGTAAAAAGAGAGGCAATTTTATTAAACAGTGAATTAACCACAGCGGCTGGGGCTGACACCGAAACTGGGGGTGTAGAGGAAAGTGAACCTGCATTTGTACCGACAAGAATAAGCTTTGTAGATGTTACAGGAGGCGATTTCCCAATAAATGCTTGGCTTACTGAAGTGATCGGTAGAAACCCTAGCTTTGTCGGTGATGTAGGCAGAGGAATAGTCAGGTTTACGAAAAACAGGACTAATAGTCCCCCAGGATTTATAGAATTTGAAGTTACCGCCGTAGCTGGAAACCAAACCGGACCTTTGCACGCTCAACTTTATGGAACCAGTCTAAACTGGTCCAACGCTGTAATACCTGCACTTCGAGTAATACAAGGACCGAACACAGGGGGACTGTGGACCGGAGTAGGTGAAGGTTTTAATGTCCCAAAAACCATAAGCTCATCTAACCGCTACAGAAACGTACAAAGTCAAGTTACCGTCGCTTTTCGAGTTGCCGCTGGGGAAATAGTTACCAGCACAATTGATGTAACCCAACCCTCTACTAGTATTGGCTTTGAAGAAAGACTTTTTGAAGAATATAGCCAAGTTTCTGACTGCAGCCACTATATAGAAATTACAAAGTCAAATGCGAACTCCCCGGAGCATGAAATTGTCTATGTAAACGAAAGTGTACGTGAGGACAACGTTCCTCAATACGAAGACCTTTCGATGCTAGGTTTGTGTGTGAAAGCTGGAAACAATCTTTCCAGTGTTGAGCAGCCCCGAATATGGTTAGATAAAGGCGTTAGTGTAGAAAGGCTAGAGCCAAGTATAAGCAATACATTTGGCCCAAGCAATATATTTTCAGACCTGCTTTATTACCTACTCACAAACGAAAAACAGGGTGTTGGTACGAGCGTTTCTTCCGAGCTTGTTGACAAGGATAGTTTTGCGGAGACTGCAAAGTACCTAGTAAAGAACCGTATATTTTGGACGGGGGTTATAGAGGCCGAAACAAACCTAAGATCCTTTGCGGTGGAAAATGCTGGTAAATGTTTATGTAATTTCACAATTAAGAACGGAGTGTTTGGTTTGATGCCTGCTCTGCCTGTTGAACAAGACGGAAGCATAAGTTTAAACAGGTTAGTTCCTAGCCAAATTTTTTCTGCAGGTAATATTTTAGAAAATTCCTTGCAGGTTTCTTTTATTGACGGTAACGAAAGAATAGCAAAGGGCATATCTGTCCGCTGGCGCGATTTAAAACCCTATGAACTGCCCGAAGAAAGAACCGCAATTATCTACGAGAGTATTGGTGGTGCAGGCGAGCCAAACATTATAGAAGACCTGGATCTTACGCAATTCTGCGACAACAGGGACCAAGCACTTAAAACTGCCCGCTTCATACTGGCCTCCTCCCGACTGGTAAGCAAAACAATATCGTTTGAAACGACTCCAGACGTTTTACTAATCCAGCCTGGAAGCTACATACAGGTACTGGTAGAGGAGGTGGACTTTAGTGCGGGCTTAAACGTTGTGATAAACCCTGACCTATCCATAAGGTCTGTGGATCCCGTACCAAACGGTACATACGAAGCAACTGTACTTTTGCCGGGTTCAAACGAGATACAGACTCGTGGTGTAACAACACTTGACAACTCGGTAACAGATCCATCTTTAGCTGGAGCGTTGATCAGCTTCCCTAGCCTGACACCTAATGAAGACATCTACCAAGTGCAGGAGCTAACATTAAGTGAAGACGGCATTGTCAGCGTGACTGCGGTAGTTGTTCCAACTAACACTGATGGGGTAAGCCGCGTCGCTAGCTTGGTTGAAGAGGTTAACCCAGACTCCTTTGTGGTAATAGAGTGATGGCATTTCCTAGTTTGGTTCCATCAGCACGCTCTTTTGCCCAGGGGGACTTTGCCAACAAAAAGTACACGGCTATTTCAGGCCAAGAAACCCGCATCCGTTACGGCGATAAAAAGTACGGGGCTACTTTAAACCTTACTTATCAAAACCTCAGCGACGACCAAGCAAATCTATTTTTAGCACACTACACAGAAGTGCTTGGAACGTTTAAAAGTTTTACATTGCCTGCAGGCACAACAGGGGGCTGGTCAAGTACAAGTTACATACCTAACAGTTCAGAGCTAAGATGGCGGTATGAGGCTGCTCCGACTTTAACTAACAACAGGCCCGGTGTTTCTAGTATTTCGTTGCAGCTAAGAGGTGTGATCTAATGGCTTTCTACACAGGCACTGATGGAAGACTACTTATTGAAAACGTAGCTGCAGCAAAAGTAATTAACTGGTCCTTTACGTCTAGTTTGCAAGTGCTGGAAACAACCACACTTTCAGACCGTGATCGTACAGCAGTTCCGGGCATCAGGTCTTCGTCTGGTTCGTGCTCATTGTTTTACTACGATGCTGACCCAACCGACACATCTACGAATAGCGCAAGCAAACTACTAAACAAAATAATTAAAGCGGGGGGATCTAATGCTCAAGGTGCAGAGGCAGAAAAAGTACGCTTAGAACTTCGTGTAGTTACGGGCGCCTTGGTCAGAAAAATTATTGGCGATGTTTGGGTTACTGGCGCAACTTTGACAATGGCCGTAGGGGAGGTTCTGTCTTGTGACATCACCTTTGAGTTTGATGGGACACCTACAAACGTACTGATATGAGCATTTATTTAGGCAGAGAAGGCTATGTACAGCTAACAAGAATAGCTGAAACCGATGAGTACGTGAGGGGCGTATTGACTCCTAATGACGTAAACGTGTCGGAGCGAAGATTTAGTTTTAATTTTTCCACATCAGCTTTTATAACAGGGGATAGAATAGAACTTGGAACGCAAGATCTTAGTAACCTTGTATTAATTCAAAACCACAGTTTTCCCGACGCTTTAGTGTACGTTAATGTAGACGACGCGGGCGGTATTCGTCTTTTTGACACGTTTGAACAAGCAGTAAACGGCGACATAAACGACGCTTTACCCCTGGAAAGGGACACAGGTAATCAAAATATACGGGCCAGAACAAGAGACCCCGGGTTTAATTTTATTTCTCAAGTTTACAAGTACGAAATTACAACAAGTAGAGATTCAGTAGATGTAACTGACTTAGGTAAATCTTTTAGAGAAAATTATTCAAATGGACTAATTAGTGGCCAAGGCAGTCTTTCTTGCTTTTGGGAGTACAAAAATACGTTAGGCGACGATAAGGTAGGTGGTAAAGACGAAGTGCCTAACTACATGGCCAAGCTTCTTCTTAGACTAAAGCAAGGCAGTGTTTTTCGCGGGCGTTTTGTTATTTTTGACGACAAAAGAGGGCATAAAATATTTTACCAGATGCGTTGCGTGGTAACAAACGTTGCTATTCAAGCTGGAACGAGAGACGAAATTATAGAAACTGAAATAAATTTTGTGACAAGCGGCCCAATATCTTTAAAAGTCTCCCAAGACTTTGGTTCGTTGTTGCTTGAAGACTCCAGTAAGCTTTTGGCCGAAGACAGCACCCAAATTCTGGGCGACCCAGAGGCGCCATGAATTTTTCAGCGCTATTAGAATCGTAATAAGGTACTGCGCACTGAGTTAATGGCTGATCTTCGTATTTCTGACCTACCTGCATTAGGCAGTTCAGAGTTACAGGCAGCGGATGTACTGCCCATTGCAGACCTGAGTGCCTCAGAAACCAAAAAGATCACCGCTTCAAATCTGGTCCTGGACGGGATCACTTTACTTGCAGACGGTTCTATACCGGGCGCAAAAGTTAATTTCACCACGGCTGCCGGTTCTATCGGCACTACTGAGTTAGCTGACTCATCTGTCACAGCAGCAAAACTTGCTGACTCCAGTTCCGCTGTGGTGGTGACCGCGCTACCCGCAACAGGCGACTTTATTGGTCAGATTGCAATTGACACCTCAGCATCAGAAATAAAGAGTTACATCTGGGATGGCACGGTGTGGAGCCAAACAAACGGAATACTAAATGTTACAGGAAGTAACTCAGGTCTTGTAAACACAGAAGTAGTCATATCAAACCACACTGCAGCTGTTTCAGCTTCAATTGACGACACAACTGCAGCGGCTCAATTTCTTGCCGGTCCTACAGGTTCAGCCGGGTCTGTAAGCGCAAGAACAATTGTATCCAATGACCTACCGCTGGCAAGCGCTGCCCGTGGAGCGGTTGCTGTAAACGGAAACGGTCTGGCTTTAAACGGGGAAGTAATTTCTATTGACAACACTGTTGTCGCAAACACTGGAACCAAGCAGCTTGTAAATTATGACAGTAAAGGTTTAGTAACAGGCGGCAGTGTAATTACACCAACAGATTTACCTGTAGCAACAGAATCTGCTGTTGGTGTAGTTAGACCAGATACTACGAGCTTGTCTGTGGATTCTCTAGGTGAGATTTCACACGTAAACACAATTGGTGCAGGAAGTGGAATTAAGGTTGAGTTTGATGAGAATGGCCACGTAACAGGTTCTTTACCTTTACAGGAAAGCGACATACCAAACCTAAGCACATCAAAAATTATATCTGGCACATTCGGCGCCTCTTTTATCACAGACAGAACCGTAAGTAGTGAAAAACTATCCGATTACTCCATCGCCTACGTGCAGGAGGTAGTACCTTCCATTGCCACGACAGAAAGCCACATTGGAATGCTGTGGCTTCAAGAATCCACATCTTCGCTCCACATGTGGAACGGTAACTCTTGGTATCCAGTCAGCTTTGGAAGACTAGCTCAGCAAAATTTAAGGTATGCGGGAACAATTGACGCAGGTACTGGGCTTATTGTCGGTGTAACGCCTCTAGGGATTAGCGCCGGGTACTCAATTGGTGACAGCCTAAGCGCCGCAACAGACGAGCTGGCCGGTATCTACTTTATTGTGAACACCTCAGGCGGAGGCCCAGGCAGCAACATTCCGGGAGCCCCAGGAGTGTCTTTTGAAAACGGTGACCTTATTCTTTGTAACGGCTTAGCAGCGGGATGGACTCGCGTTAGAGCATCTTCTGCTGGAATAAGCGGCATCACAGTGTTAAACGATCTATTGGACGTGACAATCACAAATCCAGCTGCCGATTCATTGTTGAAGTTAAACGGACTAAACTCGCAGTGGGAAGCCGTAACAAGCATCGACGCTGGTACGTACTAAAATACACACAGCGCGTTAATGCGCCAGTTTTTCTGACCGGGAGGTTTATCCGATGCCAGTTTCAGTAAAGAACATCCGTTCCTTGGTACAGAACCAAGCGCCAACAGCTGGCACACTCCAACCCGGTCAGATTGCGGTTAATTACCACTCTTCCAGTCCGGCTTTATACATCGAAAACAACTTGGGCGCAGTAGTCCAAGTTGCGGGCAGCGGAAGCAGTAAGACCGGGGTTATGGGCTATTGGGACAGAACAGGCACAACAGTGTCACCTGTCAATGCAGGAGATTCAATCACCACAACAGGCACAATTAACGGAGCAAACTTAGTTCTAACTAATAAAGCTACGTCAGTTTCTACCACATCAGGGGATGCAGCAACAACGCTTGTAACAAAAGATTTTGTAGATAACTCAATTTCCGGTGCATTTGATGGTACTGGTACAGGAAATATCGGCTACTGGAACAGGACAGGCACGAACGTAAGCCCTTTAAACGCTAACGATAAACTTTTATTCGGCAGCACAGTTGCTTACACAGGAGCAGAGAGCATTAACGCGAAAGTGCAACTCCATGGAAATGGGGGCAGTTCCAGTTCGTGGCAGACAACACGCTGGAGCGCAAACACAGGGTCGCCAATCTGCAATATTCAAAAAAGCCGTAGCGCAAATTTAGGTATACGTGGCTTAGTCCAAAGCGGGGACGATTTAGGCGTACTGCAATTTGCAGGAGATGACGGCACAAACTTTATTCCCGCCGCTTCAATAGTCGGCCAAGTTGATGGCACGTCAAACACAAACGACATGCCTGGAAGGCTGGTTTTTAAGACCACGCCTAGCAATTCTTCTGCAAGCATTGAGCGCGTCAGGATTACATCGCAAGGTTACGTGGGAATTGGAACGTCAACTCCAGGCGCGTTCTTAGAGATCGGAGAACTTGGTGGGGGTGTAATTCTCGCATCACCAAACGGGACTAGGTACGAAATTACTGTAGACAATAACGGAAACCTTACAACTGCAGCAGTTTAACCTAGCCGATTGACGCAATTTAATTCCGGGTAGTAAACTGCAAACAAGAAGAGTTCAAAAATGTCAGAGTCTTCAACGGTTTTTATTTGGGCTATCAAGGAACTTGAACGGGATCTAAGCGACGGTTTTGTTTTTACTGCACATTACACAGTAAGAGCAGATAACGGAGTGTACCCCCCAGTAGGTGCTTACGGAAGCGTGGGCTTAGCACGGCCTGCTGTTTTAATCCCCTTTGACCAATTAACTGAAGAGCGGGTAATCAACTGGGTAAAAACAGGTCTAGATGCTGAGGTTCCAGGTCAAGTGGGCATAATAGAGGCCGAGCTACAGGCCAGGCTAGACAAAAAATTGGAGCCGACATGTGGTAAAGGCCTACCTTGGTAGAAGTAGTGACAGACAGTAG